TACAAGGCGGAAATTTCGCTACCGGCGAAAGTTTCCCTCACGGGCGACGCGATCGGATCCAACGTCGCCACATGGAGCCCAAGAAGAGGTTGTATCACGCTCACCTTACAACTTGTGGGCGTGGACAAATAAACATCTCACCTATAGTATATGAAGAATAAGACTAAGATTCAAACAATGTGGGTTTCATTGATTTTGCTCGTCATCGTCGTGGGTTACATGTGGATGTATCCTCGAACAGTTGAAGTTGAGGTTCCCGTTGAGGTTCCCGTCGAGGTTCCACCAGTTCCACCACGCCCCCAGAGACGATTTCAACAGGAACGCGAGCCAGAGTTTAGAGGACCACCAATTAAGACATACAAACCTGGTCATATGCAACAAATGGGTCTCCTCGTCGGGGAAGGTGAGGAAACCCTCCCTCTATACGGTAAGGAGGTCCGTGGTCGCCGTGATAGGTACCACTATTACACAACTACAGGGGGTGAAAATTTGTACCCCATCCCTGTGAGCATAGATGGTCGTGATTGTGTGGACGACATTGGGTGCCAGGAGCTCTATGGAAATGAATCAGTCTCGGTGACTGGTAAGACTGGTTCATTTGATGTTAAGATGTACCGAACAGATGATTTTTTCTAACAAAAATGGTTCTTAAGGGAATCGTATTCTCTCTTTTGGAAACCAGAACTCCCAGAAAACTTTGCCTTTAGATTTATTAATTCCCTGATTGTATCGTCATCGAGGCTTTTGACAAAGTCCTTCTTAGCCTCGATGTCGTCTAACTGGTTGTGTTCCTTTTGAGCTTGGACGTAGGGCCATGTGTGTTTTCGTAATGCCGCAACTTCAATCTGGAGTTGTATGATCTGTGGTAGGAGAACCTGTCGTACAAGTTCGTCAGTAGTCATGAACACAAATATACACATTTTTCTAAGTTAAAAAAGAGGTGATTAAGCTATATATCATGATCATACCACTTATCGTAGTGTGTCTGTTTGAATTGGGTTTCATTCCCAAAACTGAACCACACGTCATAAAAAAATTTAAACTCAACCAACTCAAAAAGATCCCCAATGACTGGGAAAATGATAACATGACTACACAAGATGTTATATCTATAATGAACGATTTCTCGAGGACGTTTTACAAAGCAAATCTTAAACCCCAAGAAAGAATTTTTTCTATACAGGGAATCACATCGATCGATGACATTTTCCGAAAGTATATCGGTGGAGACACCTGTCGAGATTTACTTTTTATTTCAAAGCAGTGTATAATCGATGCATGTGTAGCACGTTTCAAGTTGGATGAAGTCAAAGAAATTCTCGATAATTGGAAGGGTGAAAATGTTGTCAAAGTTCGGACAACGTTGTCACACTACATCAATGAGATTGATTCATTTACAGAAGAAGAGGAAGATGAGCTGAAATTGACGGGCTTTTTTACAGGGTTGGAGGATCTAATTCAAAGTTATTTGGGTTTGGAAAAATATAAAACCCTCGACATTATGGTTGCGTTTTTTGATAAAATGGATGAGATTAGTCAATGATCTGCACCCCATACCTCTTTTTCATAAAGCCGCGAACACCCTCAAATGTGGGAAAACTCCATAGGTACCAACGAGACCAGAAACCAGCCCCACCTATACCACTCAATTTCCAGTTCTCCTTGTCACTTGATGTGACATCGAGCATCATATTTTGAATCTTATCGGGTTCTCTCTCTGCTACTGTGCGCTTCGGTACCCGACCACCATGGCGGAGCACATACGAACGCATACGTGAAGGATTCTTGTGTTTGGTGTAGTCTGAATATCCACTGGCACCAAAATCAACAGTCCTGCCGTCTTCTAGTATCGCCCTGAACTTCTTCTTACGATCAGGGCTACGAACAATTTTGACGCGCATACTTATATTTTACATAGATTTATTTGCACGCCATGCAGCCATACTTCTCCGTCTTGGGGAGGAAGAAGAGGTGCTCTGGGCCACGCTGCACGCGGTAGAGGTGGTCATACATGTGGAGGAGACCAACGACGACGGCGACGATGCCAACGACCCAGTTGTTCATCTTGCGGGTGGTCCACACGTAGAAAAGAGTCAAAACAATCAGTATGACCTGGACGAGGGTCACCTTGGGCATCTTGGGCATCTTGAAACGCTTCTCGACGGTTTCAACCTCGGGGGTGGGTTCGGGGGCTGGGTCCATATATTCACGCTTGCCGTATCCGGGCATTTTTATTATATACTGAGAAAATAATGTGGAAAGAGATGGTCACACTGACCGTACTCATGGTTCTGTATGATTATCTCAAGGCCCCCATCGATCGACTATACTTTACGAACCCCTGGAGACCCCTCCTTGGAATACAAAACACATTCAGGGATGTTATACACGGGTTTTCCGAACACGACGTGAAAAATTATCCTGGACTTTTACTTGTGAAACTTCACTACAATAAGATATGCGAAGAATTCAGAAAAGTGTCACCAACACTGGAGAAGAAGTATTACCATGACTTGGATCCTTGGTTTGAAAAGAATGGTGGGTATTATTACTACAAAGTAAAAGACTTCCCCTTGTTAAACAGCTTAGTTAATCAGATACCATGCATTTATAAAGACACAGCCACATTCGCTGTGATAGAGGGACCCATGGTATTACACCCACATAGGGCGGAGTCTAATGAACTGTTGAGGTATCAACTCACTATACAGGGTGATGGTGATTGCACACTGTATACTGATAGGGGTGGGTTCGTTCAAAACGAGGGTGAAGATTTCTTTTTCGATCATGGACGGTACCATGAACTCGACAAGACTGGACCTGGTCGGAGAGTTTTACTTATCCTCGATGTTCATAGGTGATTACGACACACTGCTTCGTACATATCACTTCCACCGATGAGTTCAAGCTCCTGATTTTTTACAATCCTTTTGGTGAAGGGCCCCGGCGTTCCATCTTTGCAGCGCATACAGAGAGCGGACAACTTGGTGACTTCGCATGCTATTGGGACACAATCTAGAAGTTCCCCAAACTTATTTTGAAATGAATCTGCGTCGAGACCTGCTATGATTACACTTTTATTTACACACATGCAGCACTCCACAAACTTCTTAAGACGGGGAAAGAATTGAGCCTCATCGATAGCTATGGTGTCCGCGTTATTAAACTCCTCCTTGTTTATGAGTTCGAAAAGCTCATAGACTTTGAAACAATCAAACTTTACATTGTCGTGGGTCTTCAAAACTTCATCTGGAGATCGGGTGTCCTTGGCTGAGTTGACAACCAATATTTTCTTACCAATGATCTTTAAACGCTTAAGTCGTCTGATTAACTCGGAAGTTTTACCTGAAAACATATTTCCCATAATTATCGAAAGCCCCATCCTATCTCACTAATATAATCTTGTATTTTTTATATGGGTGAAATGCATCGATGTCAATTTCTTAAATACAAGGGGTACTACAACCCCGCGACAGGGCGTGTAAAGTTTGGGAATCACCTGTTTCCAGATATCCACACCGCTGTAAAATTTCTCAGTAAAAAGTACGATGCCTCTCTCAGACGCCGAAATCACCAAGAAGGTTGGGCAGTTGCGGAAAACCGAGGGCAAAATCTATGCACCCCTCAAGTACTTCAGGGGACTTGAGACCTTGGGGCAGGTCGAGACCCGCTACAAGAAGATGCTCAAGAGGGACTACAAAGATTTCAAAACAGACAGTGGGGTCAAGACCCGCACCTCCTCCTACACCCAGAAGTTTAGGAAAAAGTATGGACCGGAGGTCAAGTCTCTCCCAGAGATCTCGAAGGCTACTGGGATACCTTTGAAGACTGTGAAGACCATCTACAATAGGGGACTCGCTGCGTGGAGAACCGGGCATCGTCCGGGAGCCTCTCCACAAGCGTGGGGGTACGCGAGGGTTCATAGTTTTGTTGTTAAGGGGAAGACATACTACACGGCGGATAAGGATCTAAGATGAAACAATATAATCCGCCATTGATCTTGCGTCACCCAATGAAACGCTTTGTTGACAGTTTAAAGTCCTATTTATAATTTCGCGACGAGTGAGTAAGAACTCTGCAGATTTTGCATCTATTTTTAAATAATCTATTAGTTTTTGTGAATCAACAATTATAATATTTTCAATCTTATTCTTATCTTTAGATGGTATTAAAAATAATGTTATCGTTTTTTGCTTACATTTATCATTTATACCCATAAATATTTCGGAATACCTTACTTCGTCTAACCATATTTTACCCTTTTTAATTTCAATGTATGAATCATTATATTCACAGTCCCAGTATCGTTCTTTCTTTTGACAATTAAAGCCTAAAATAGTACACATTTCATTTTCATATCCAGAATTTTTTCTAATCCAACTTCCTCTCAACTCTTCCATTTTTCCATGTAAATATTCGTTTAATTGTTCCATTTTTGAATTAAAATTAAATGATGTATCAGTCATTTAAAGATATATTCTACCGTATCTTTAAATGAAGAGTCGCCGCCCCCTCCCCATCCGTTTCATGTCTGTGCCCAAGCAGGAGGAAGAGTGTTTAAGATTTGACACTTTTATGACACAGATTACATACTAATCTCAGGATACAATTATCTTCATGGAATTTATACCAAGCGTCGTTTATTTCTCTATCTTCTTCTAAAAATGCGTCGGTATGTGCATCGTTCGGTCTCCTAGCTCCATCATTTAACTCACTAGATTTTCTAAATGTCGTAGGTATGGGTTTTTTCCATATTTTTTCTAAAAATATTTCCGAAAGTAGTTTGAATGTAATAGGGGTCTTGTGATCAACATCAAGAGCATTTTTGGGAAATGATTTCTTACAGATGTCACAATCTGACTGTTTAGTGTATACGAAGTTTTGTATTTGGGGAAGAATCGCAGAACGCATAGCCTGCTTTAGTTTATATTCTTGTGATTGTTGAGGTGTATCTATCGTTTTTTTACAGCATGTTTCTAAAGAAAACGAGTTTAATCCAAGACGATTTTCTATCCAGAATTCCGGATTTTTTTTATCGATTGCATTAATTTTAACTTCAATATCCATTATATCATCAAAGCGATCAGTATGATATTTTGGGTGACGTTTAATCATTATACAAATTTGTCTGTATATATCCGGCCGTGTATTTTTTAGTTTAAACGGACATGACCGAATATCAATAGAATTTATTATTTTTTTACGTTGTTCTTGTCTCCATTTGGCAGTTGTTTTTTGATCCAGCCATTTATCTTCCGTAAAATCGTTATAATCTTGGGACTGCTTTGATAATCCCATTTAACAATCTTAAAGTCTTGGCTTTATACAAGTTTAAATGGAGAGTCGCCGCCCCCTCCCCATCCGTTTCATGTCTGTGCCCAAGCAGGAAAGGCCCCGTATAAGTTGGGAAGAATACTTCATGAAGACTGCCCAGCTCGCGTCCGTCAGGTCTCCATGTGAGAGACTCCAGGTGGGGTGTGTCTTAGTGAAGAACAACCGCCTCATCAGTATGGGCTATAATGGATTTCTGGGTGGCTGCGAACACAAATCCATAGTGAGGGACAACCACGAACAAGCCACGATACATGCGGAGATCAACGCGGTCACCGATGCGGCGAAGAGAGGTGTCTCCATCGATGGTGCCGAAGCCTACGTAACCCATTACCCATGTCTAAATTGTTACAAAGCTCTCGCGAGTA